GACGAGTGCCAGTTTCAGTGGACATAGATGGCTCTGGAGAACATATAGTAATAAGAGCCGACTGGAGGCTCAAAGAACTGTGTAAAAGCCTTCCAGGAGCCTCCTGGAGCGTTTCTGAGGGGGTTTGGAGGGTTCCACTAAGTTGGACAACTTGTTTAGCCCTAAGGTCTACATTCAAAGACCAACTAGATATTCAACCTAATCTTGCTCAATGGGCTACAGACCACCTCAATACAAGGATTAGTCCTGCTTTAGCACTACGCGAGTTAGAAACCTATGAAGGCGACGAAGCCTTGTTTCCTCATCAAAGGGCTGGTGTAGCCTTCCTAAGCACTGCAAAAAGAGCGCTACTAGCCGACGAGCCAGGACTAGGTAAGACTGCTCAGGCAATTCGTGCTCTAAAGGCTCTACACGACAAAGGGGAAGATGTATTTCCAATTCTTGTTGTATGCCCCAACACTCTCAAGAAAAACTGGGCAAGAGAGTTTCAAAAATGGTGGCCTGATTCTGTAGTCACTCAAATAATCAAAGGCAGTGCTATTCAGCGTAAAAAACAATTTGAAGAACCAGCCCAAGTTTTTATTATCAACTGGGAGTCTCTTCGCTCCCACTCAAGGCTGTCTGGATATGGCTCTATTGCACTAACTCGCTGCCGCGCTTGTGGGGGTCAAGACGAAAAAGTAAGTGAAAACCGCTGCGAAGTTCATTTGCGAGAACTAAACAACATAGATTTCAAAGCCGTTATTGCTGACGAGATTCATCGCTCTAAAGACCCTAAGAGTAAGCAGAGTCGTGCTCTTTGGTCTGCTAGTGGAGATGCGCAAATTCGTTTTGCTCTGACGGGAACTCCAATTGCCAATAATGTAGTTGACCTCTGGGCAATTCTTCACTGGCTGTCACCAAAAGATTGGCCTAGTAAAACAAAATGGATTGACCGCATGATTGATGTGATGCTTAATGCTTTTGGCGGAATGATGGTTCTTGGCGTAAAGCCAACAATGACAGATGAGTTCTACAAGAGCGTAAATCCTTATATGCGTCGTATGCTCAAGAAGGTAGTGCTTCCTCATCTTCCACCAGTAATGACAGAACGACGAGATGTTGAGATGTCTACAAAACAAGCAAAAGCCTATGCTCAAATGCGTGACAACATGATTGCTGAATTGTCTTCTGGAGACATACTTTCTGCTCCTAGTATTTTGACACAAACAATTCGTTTATTACAATTTGCTAGTGCAAGTGCTACTTTAGAAGTAGATGAGATTACTGGCGAGTCAAAAACTGTTCTACAGATGCCTTCCTGCAAAGTAGAAGCGTTGATGGAAGACATTGAAAACGGGGATTTTGGCGACGACTCGGTTGCTGTAAGCGCTGTGTCCAAACAACTTATCAACCTTCTAAGTGCTGAACTTACCAAGGCAAAAATACCACATGGTCTTATAACTGGCGACCAAAGTGAAGATGAGCGTCAAAGAGCGATTGATGATTTCCAAAGTGGAGTCACCAAATGGATTCTTTTTACAGCACAAGCGGGCGGGGTAGGCATAACCTTGACCGCGGCGCGGCGACTTATTATGCTTCAGCGTCCTTGGTCTTTAGTTGACTACAAACAAGTATTAGACCGAGTTCATCGCATTGGAAGCGAGGTTCACGACTCTATTGTTATTACCGACTATGTCACTGAGGGAACTATTGAAGAGCGTGTCATCCACGTTCTTGAGACTAAGGCTGATAACTTTGAACAGATTGTCCGTGATAAAGACCAACTATTGCGACTACTACAAGACGATAAGAGCGGAAGACTATGACAGAAAATAATAAAGTTGTTCGTATCTCTAACTCTGAGATACAAACATTCAAAGATTGCCGTCGCAGGTGGTGGCTTACATACTACAGAGGCTTACAGCCTAAAGTTCAAGAATTTACTGGTGCGCTTGCTTTTGGTAGTCGTATTCACGCAGCGCTAGATACCCACTACTCACAGAATGTCCCATTGCTTCAGGCTCATGCTGATTTGGTTGATGCCGATAAAAAAATTTTGTTAGAAAATTTTGAAGACACTTCTAATTTAGAATCAGAAGCCGAAATGGGTCGCATCATGCTGGAAGGCTACGAACAATGGGTAGCCGAAGAAGGTATTGATGCTGAACTTGAGATGGTCTCAACAGAAGAAAAAATTGTTGTTCCTATGTTCAACGGAGAAGTAGAACTTCAGGGCAAGATTGATATGCGTGTTCGTCGTAAAGCAGACGGGGTAAAACTATTCCGTGACTTCAAAACTGTAGGTGGTTCTTTAGATGAGTTTGCTGGAACAGCAAACATGAATGAGCAAATCCTTACATATATGATTTTAGAAAAACTAAAGCATGGAGAAGAAGAGCAACGGACAGAAGGCGGCATATTTACTATGCTGAAAAAAGTAAAAAGAACTGCTGCTTCTAAACCACCTTACTATAAGCAAATTGAAGTTAGGCACAATATTTTTGCGCTAAGAAATTTTTGGCTAAGAATTCATGGTGTTCTAACAGATATGATGAATGTAAGAAAGGCTCTTGATGCTGGTGAGCCTCATCATTTCGTTGCTTACCCACGACCAACAACTCGTGACTGCAAATGGAAATGTCAATTTTTCGCTATATGCCCGATGTTCGACAACGGAGAAGCCGTTGAAGAGGTAGTTAGCGATTTGTATAAGGAAGCAGACCCTTATGCATATTATGAAACAGAGAAAAAAGGAAGCGAGTGACATGAGCCAAATTCAACGGTCTCTTACAGTCATGGTGTATGGAGAAAGCAAAGTTGGTAAGTCCAGTTTTGCTGTCACAGCGCCATATCCTCGCCTGATGCTTGATGTTGAGGGAGGACATAGATTCCTACCTATCATTGTCAAGTATTGGGACCCATTGCGTGAGGAACCGCCTTTGGCGGATGGAACTTGGGATACTTGCGTAGTCACAGTTCGTGATTACGACACAGTCCTCAAAACATATCAGTGGCTACAACTAGGTAGACACCACTTCAAGAGTCTAATCATTGACTCTGTATCAGAACTCCAAGTTAAATGCTTGGAAAACATTGCTGGTGTCAATCAAATGACACAGCAGCAGTGGGGTGAACTGTTGCGTCACATGGGTGCGCTATTGCGCGACCTTCGTGACCTAACAATGCACGCCACAAATCCGTTGGAAGCAGTGGTATTGACTGCTATGGCTAAGCAAGACCGTGACGGAAGGTATCGTCCGTATCTGCAAGGTCAGTTAGCAATTCAAGCACCTTACTTCTACGACATCTTGGGTGCTCTAACCGTTGAGGAAAGAATGAACCCAGACCCAACGCAGCCTAATTTGAAAACTCGACGCATGTATGTGGAGAGAACCAATTCTTATGAGGCTGGAGAACGTGTTCAAGGACGACTAGGCAAAGTCATTGAGCAAGAAACCCTTCACTTGGAAAAAATGCTTGACCAAGTGTTTGGACCACGACAAACTACTGAAACGAAAGCGAGCGAATAGTGTCTACACTCAATTGGGGCGACCTAATCAAAGATGCTGGTGAAGTAAGCAGCAGTTATGAACCGCTGCCAGATGGTGAGTATGACCTCACAGTCATCGAAGCAACAGCAAAAGTAACAGCAACAGGGAAGACTATGTTTTCTCTAAAGACTCAGGTGGAAGGTGGGGCATACAACAAGCGCTTTGTTTGGGACAACCTCACTGTTTCACCAGAGAACAAAAATGCACTTGCTATCTTTTTTGGCAAGATGCACGCTATGGGCATTACCCAACAGTTCTTTACACAAGTACCTGCTCCAACTAATGCTCAAATTGAACAAGTATTAATTGGTCGCAAGTTCCGTGGAACTGTTGGTAGCCGCGTATACAACGGCAACAAGCGCAATGAGATTCGTAAGTATTCAGCGCTAGCAGCAGTAGGAGCACCTACAACTGCCGCTGCGGCTCCAGCACCAGCCCCTGCGGCTGCTGCGGCTCCAGCACCAGCCCCTGCTCCAGCACCTGCACCAACCGCTGCACCAGCAGCACCGTTCTAATCTAAATTAGAGATAGTTGAGGTTGCCGCTCGCAAGGGCGGCAACCAAATACTAAAAAGGAGAAAAATGTCAGAAATAAATATGGATTGGGTAAAAGAACAATTAACCCAAAACAAGACTAAGAAGATGACAGGAGACGCTGTTCTTCAGTTACTTGAAGCATGGAAAACAGTCAAGAAGCCTCCTAAAAGCGATATTTCTAAAGAAGTAGTAGAACTTTTTTCTAAATTGGCACTAGGACATGCGCTAGTAAAGTCAGACAAAAATGAAACTTGGGTTCCAGCGCAGGCTGGAGCAATTAAAGTAACAGATATAGTAAGAGTTCGCTTTGACGCTTTTGATGAAGCAAGTGGAAGATATTTTCTAAATGGACGTCGCGGAAAAGTTGTTGGTGTTCGTTATGGAGATATTGTTGTAAAAAGCGACGATGGAAAAACTCCTCCTCTTGATGGAGTTCACTTTAGACCAGAAAACTTAGAAAAACTAGTATGAACTCAACTACTCTAAAGTTGTTCGTAACTGGTTCAAACTATGTTGAAATAGTATCAAAAACAGAGGAAGAATTAGCAAAATTTTTTGATACAAGTT